TCATAGATCCAATCACTAGGCATCAAACCAGTTTCCATAATGTTTTTAGCTAAGTCAACTTTTTCCTTCATCAACGTAATTCTTTCTTGATCATAAATGATAGAAGGAGTAGTCAAACTAAGTTCAAAATTTGTCATGGCTTCACCGTCATAGCCCTGAGTATACAAGTGGACTAATGCTATTTTTGTCAGTTCACTTACTAAAATTCTTTGAATTCTTTCAATTGTACGAGCAAAGCGAATGTCTTCAGCTGCTAATGTTGCTTTACCAGTCAAGTCTTTTTCATAGCCCATAAATGCTTTAGGTACCTTCAAAGCAGCAAACAACTTACCACGTAAGTACTCTACGTCTTCAATTCCAGTCCAATCTAAGCCTTTTACTGTGTCAATTTTAGTTGCTGTGTCATTACCTCTTACAGGAATGTAATAGTCTTCCAACATGTTCATCATGTTGTATTTTAGATTATACTGTCCTGTTTTTTCATCCATAAATGGAGTCTTTTTCAATTTAGACACCATTCGTTGCATGTAGTTTTCTACTTCATTTGGTGGAATTGAACCAATGTTTATGTAAAACAAACGTCTTTCTGGGGCTCTTGTAATACGATGAATCAACATCGCATCTTCCATCAAAATATACTGTTTGAATAATTTACGAGCTGGCTCTAAATAACTTCTACCATAAGGAAGATAGTTTAAATCACTTAGTAGTCTAAAGTGAGCCATTTCATAGTTTTCAAAATAAGTTGAATCATTGTCTTTTTCAGCTGTTGCTAAACTTGACCAACTAGATACACTTACTCCATAACCTCCCATTGGTCCTGGATCATATCTAAATCTTACATATGATGGATTTTTAGGATCTGTTCCTTCTTCACGTAAAATACTAAATGCAGAAAATGGAATAACATTGTATACACCAAATTTTTCTGCAATTTCTAACTTTAGATAAAAGTCACCGTATTTACACATGTTTCTTGTCCATGACCATAAGTTAAACTCAATGTTCAACACATCATAAAATAAGTTATATAAAATCTTTTGAATGTTTTCGTCAGCTGAACGAATATGTAACATTTCTCCTGATTCGTTTCTTAACGTACATTCGTCAGCAATAATATCTAATGCACTACTTACAATAGCATCTGTGTCCATTGCTTCGTAGTCAGCGTAAAGTTGAGGTCTTACTGATGGATAGTTTACAGCCATCTGTCCTGCGTAAGCAGCTACACCAGCTGTTGTATAAATTCTATTGAATCTGTCTACTACGCTATTTGTTTGTAATACACCTGTTGTTTGTATGTTGTTTGTGTCAAGAACTTTTAGTTCATCTCCACCAACGTTTCTTATAACTACATCACTTGAAAATAGTCGTTTTAGATTGTCAAATATTCCTGCCATTTTTTATATAATAATAAATATGTTTATAAAAGCCAAGTTAGATCTGTCATTTGTCCATTACCTAAGTCCATTTGGTATGGATTTTGAAAACCATTTCCTCCGCCTATTCCTCTGTAGCTTCCCATTCCATGTACTTGTCCTACAGGCATATTTAGTTTACCCATGTATTCTATACTAGCTAATGCTAACTGGTCTCCTGTTTGTTTGTATTTCAATGCTGTGTCTCTTAGAAACATTCCCATTCCTAAAGACATTACTAAGTCGTCATTGTATCCGTCTTGTGCTTGAGCTTTACCATTTTTCCATACAAATGTTCTTAGTTCTTCTAATGTTCGTTTTGAGTAAATAGTTACTGATTTTTCCATTACATAACTAATAAGTTTACTGATTACAAGCGGTCTTGTACGTAATGACATTGTAAATCCAGGTACCATTCCTTGTCCTGAGTCAAACTTATTTATGTACATTTCTACATTTGTAAGTGCTGCATCTTGTCTTGGGCTGTAGTAAATGTTATGATACTGTCTTTCAACAGCTGTTTGTACTACGTCCCATCCTATGTTAGCATTTTCTATTACTAGTAAGGCATTATTGTATTCACTTGCAATACCAACTAAAAAATGACCAAAATCTCTTGTTCCTATTTGTCCTTTGTATTCTGCTACTTGTGTATTTGTTTCTATGTCAAAAACATGAAATGCACTGTAGTCTTTTCCGTCTCCTCGAGCACAGTCAGCAAATACTGCGTATTGTTTTGCATAATCGGGTCGCTCAAAAATCCAAAGATTCATGTCCATTCCTCGTTTTTCTATTGGATCTAATGCTTGAGTCATGTACCAGTTTAGAATAGCTGGGTCAATAGCTGTATCACCAGAAGTTGTAAAGTCACAGTCACATTCTTGTGCTGCCATTCTAGGACCTAAGTCAATGTCTTGTTGATCTCTCCAACTTTGTTCTCGTTCAGGATGTACAGTCCAAGGTAAACGAATAGGTAAAAAACTATTGTTTCCTTCTTCTGCTTTTACCCAAGTACGATGAAACCAGTTTCCTGTACCATAAGGAGTAGACATTGCAATACATCCACCACCAGTTGCCAATGTTTGTTGAGCTGATACGAATACTTCTTCAATGTTATCAATAAATGCTGCTTCATCAATAAGTAATAATGAAACGGCTTCTGAACGTGCACTATCACCTGCTGCTGATACTGCTTTCATTTGTGAACCGTTTGTTAATCGAATACTAAGTTTGTTGTTTTCGATTGATTTGATTTTCATCCAACTAGGTAAGTTGTCATATCCAAACTTTACCTTAGTTACCATGTTTTTTGCTGTTTCAGTTTTTGTAGCGATACAAAGTACGTTTTTATCTGTCTTTCCTGAAACGGATAAAGATTGAATCTAACCCTACCTTTAGTAGGATGTTGAATCATGTAGTATTTTTTACAAAAGTAAACAGGATCTTGCTTACATTTTATAAGCTCTTCTTTGATTGCGTCATTGATTGATTTTTCACTCATTAGAATATGATTGATAGAAATCCTATTAGTAAACCTAAAATACCAGCACCATATGCTTTCTTGATGTCTTTTTTTAGGTTGATTATTTCGTTATTTCTTCTACTAATAATAGTGTCTTTTAGTGAAATAGTTTGTTCGTATCTGTTTTCGTTTTTGTGATACACACCAATAATACTGTCTTTGAAGTTTATTGTAGAATCTTTAGCTACAATAATTTCTTTCAACACAACTATACTGTCTCTACTAAATGTAAGTTGTTTTTTTACATTTTCTTTTTCTCTATGTACAATTACTGCTTTCCTTAAGCTTTCACAAGGGACACAACAAGTATCACTTGAAAAGGTCTGTGAACTCAGCGGCGACAGCGTTGCGAGACATACTGTTAATACGCTTAATATCTTCTTCATGGGCTTTTTGTTCTTGGTTAGCTTCTTCTGCTGTAGCAGCTAGTTTTTTGTTTAGTTTTTTAATCTTTTGATTTTGAACTTCAATAGTTGAATCATAAGACTTCATTTTTTGTTTGTCTTTTTCGATTTCTATACGTAGAGAATCGATTGTTTTTTCAAACTTTGTTGTGTCTGTTGGTAAGGGTTGTTTTCTATTTTGATAAAAAACATAAGCAATAACTAATAATGCTATAACCGCTATCAATTGAAAAATAGTTTTCATAGTTTATTATAAATATGATCTACTATTGCTTTTATACGTTCTTCTGTACTTCCACTTACAACAAGTAAGTTATTTGGTGGATACATTTCAAGTAAGTTTTGTATTTGATAGTCTATTTGATCTCTGTAATCACTGTTTGTTTCACGAACACCATTGTCTTCTATTTCTACTCCGTCAGGTTTTACATAAATGACCAAGTCATACTCGTCTTTTAGATTCATTGCAGCATGTTCAAAGTCATATTTTTGACTGTTAGGAATAGTTTTTGATAATGCAGTAAAACTACAAACATCCCATATTGTTCTGTCTGTAATAATATTGTCAAACATTAGTTCAGTAGCTCTTTCAGCTAAAAATATAAACTGACCTTTCAAAGTTGAATCAGTATTCAAAGGAATACCAAGATTCATCAAATACTTTGATCGTTCAGTTGCTGTTTCATAGTTAGTAAATAACTCGTGAGCGCGCATAGCATTCACGAGTGTTGTTTTACCTACTGACATTGTACCTGTTAGTCCAATTTTCATATTATCTCATTGATTGTTCGTAACGTGGATCTTTTGATGGTGGAATACCATTGAAGTCTCTTTTTGTTTCTTCCCATTGTTCTCTAGTCATTTGTTGACCAAAAAGATAGTATTCTGCTCGTTGTTTCTTTTCTTTTGGGTAAATCATTGCTGGGCCTTCCCAGTTATGAAGTACTCTTCTGTCGTCGTTGTTAAAGTAATAAATAACTCTACCATCAACTGATTTTAGTTTAATTGTTTGCATAACTTATTGTGTATAGTTTAAATAAAAAGTGTTAAATCTCCATCATACCAAACATCTTCTAGTAAGTGTTTTTCGTGTAATAAATTTTCAGCAACATAAATACCTTGTGCGCCACTTACTGTGATTCCTCTTGCTGATAATGCGTCTCCTACAAAGTAGACATTAGGATAAGCAGGTAAACTCAAGTTTTTATAGTTTACTAGTGGTTCAGGCGTAACATACTTTACTTCAGGTATGTACATTCCCCAATCATCACCAAAATCAAATACTTTATTCATGTCATTGATAAAGTTTTCAATGTATTCAAAATTTCCTTGAAATGCTTCTCTAACTGGGGTTAGATCATAGATTTGATCTGCTGAAACCATTTCACCTTCTGATGTTATTCCTGGTACTCTACTGCCTGGGCTATAATACAATCCTGTTCCTTCTGCTTGACATTTTGTTACTAGTTCTCTTGACCATTCAAATGGATTTTCAATACCTTTGATTTCCATAATAATGCCAAAGTTAGTCATGTCGTTTCTGTATTCTTCACCTTTTTTAGCGTGACCATTGTAACTTACATCACCATAAGTTTCTTCTACTGCAACATAAGCTGCATTATTGTTTGTACAAAATGAACGTAAACTTACATTGTCAAACTTTTGATATAACTTGAAATCATAACTTACATCAATAAGTTTTTGAAAGTATTTTTGTGGTGCTTCAAAACGAACTCCTATTTGTACTGATTTTGGTTCAGTAGCTAGTTTATAGTCGTTTTGTAGTTGTTGAGCAAAGTCAATTCCTGACTTTCCTACTGCAAAAATAAGTTCATCATATGAAATTGTTTTATTAACCATTTTACCACTATTAACATCCTGGTAAGATAGGTAATTTCCTTCAAATGCAATATCATGTACTTTAGTTTCCCACATAAAGTTTACACCTTTTTCTACTAAATAACTATACCAATTTTTAGCTATTTCATGTAAAAAGTTAGAACCAATGTGCCACACAGGAAACATTCTCAAACCAAAGTAAGGTTTGATAAATTCTGGTTCTTCTACTGGATTTGATAAGAAGATTTGATCAGGTTCAGGATGAAATCTAGTGAAGTTATCAACTACTTGTTTCATCAAGTCCATTGCTTTGTCTTCTCCACAGTACTTTGATAATTGACCACCAATTGCTGTATGATATGTCAATTTTCCATCGCTCCAACCCCCAGCACCTAACATACCTTCCATTACTTCTTCAGGTAATCTGTTTATTGGGTCTTTACCCATGTCAATAATAGTAATGTCTTTACCATTGTAACCATTATCAACTAACTTGGTAGCAGCATTTATACCTGCTACTCCAGCTCCTACGATAACTATTTTTCTACTCATACTTGTAATAGTATAATAAATTTTTGCTATTTTTCCAAAGGAATTGCAACATAATCAAAAGTATGATCGTGAATTACTTTGTATCCTAATTCATGTAATCTGTTGAATACATCCCATTTATTGAAACCAAACATTTCTAAGTGTTCTGGTTCTATTTCAATGAAGATTGTGGGTTTGTTTTTGAGAATTGTTTGTTTTGCACCGTCTAACACATAAGGTTCGTATCCTTGTACGTCTATTTTGATAAGAGACACATTGTCTAATTGATAATCATCTAGATTATTTACTTGTACTACGTGTGAACCAAACTGTCCTACGTGAGTATTACCACTGTTTACAGACTCACTAAAATAATCTAAGTCTTCTACTGAAATAGAGTCTCCGTCTGTGGTGTCTCCTAAAGCTACATTTTCACACATTACATTTGGCAAACCATTTGCAAATACATTGCCGCAAAGTTGATAGTACACTA